ATTCATTTGTACAAGAGGAGCTTTAAGATGAACTTTACCATAAGTACCTATTGAAATTGCTCTATTCATTGTATCAGTAAATTCCTTCGAACAATCCGCATAGGCTTCTCCTGCCGCATCATCTGCGTGAGCACCTAAATAAATATCAACTTCGTCTTCTGGATAAATGGACATAGCAAGAGCGGCAACACTTGCAAGCATCAAACCGTTTCTAAAAGGTACATATGTTCTAACCATACCTTCTCCATCCTCTGCAATCTGTTCTGCATAAGATTTATGTTTAATTTTTTCTGTGCTATATGTCAATAAAGGGCAATTACTTTCGTTCATTATTCCTGAATTAGATAAGTCGATAACCTTATGAGAAATTTTATAAAATTTTGCAACTTTATCAGCACAATCTAATTCCTTTGAATGTTTCTGTCCATAGAACACAGACACAGTAGTTACATTTTCAACTCCAACATCTTTTACCGCAATAGAAACACAAGTTGTTGAATCTACTCCGCCACTACTTAATACTAATGCTTTTTTACTCATTTTAATTCTCTCCTTAGTTCTAAAATAAATGATTTTTAAATAAATTTTGATTACATTTAAAAGTAGAGCTTTGTATAATGTAAATATTTTACATTATACAAAGCTCTACATTTATAACTTTCGGATAATTCTTGTAAAGTATATCCAAATTTTTGAATATTATTCTCTATTACAGATTTAATTTCTTTAGGCAAATATAAAATACTTTTTTTACAATATTTATCTTTTTCTGCAAGCGAAATTATACCATAATCAGAAAAAATATTACCGTTAGCCGCTGTAATAATCCAAGATGTACTATCCACACTTGCGAAAGAAAACTGAGGTAATAAAGATAAAGAAGTCATTCCAAATCCGTGAACCTTTACATTTGGATTATTAGATTTTTTAATAATGGAAAAACATTTATTGAAAAAATCTTTTTTAACTGTTACAGAACTTCCTACAGTTCCGCCTAATGCAATATATTTACAAGATTTATCTTTCAAAGCATTTTGTAAAAACAAATAATCTTCCCCTAAATGAAAAGTGTAAACCACTAAATTAGGATTATTTAATTTGCTTTTCATATATAAATAATTTTCCCAACTACATTCTGCGGCTTTTTTTTCGCTCTTGCATAGAACTTTTTTCTCCAAATTTACCTGGAATACAGTCTACTTGACCTGCCAAATAAATATGCTCTTCATTAGTATTTAACCATTCGATATATTTATTTACATCCACACAAATTCCTTTTGTCCAAGCTGTAAAAGCTCCACTATCCACAAATAATTTACCTTTAATTGAATTTTTAGTAAATCTAACTTTATTAAGATAATTTAATTCATTAAAATAACTAAATAATCTACAATATCCTTCCGATTCAATTAAATTTTCTACTTCTTTTATAGGGCCTCCTGCAAAAAAATAATCTACCATATCAATTAACCACTTCCTTCGTACCAACATTTTGTGACTTCAACATCACATTTAATTGGCATTTTTAATATCTTTTCAGCCGCCCTTGACATTGTTTTAGCTAATAATTCGGCACAGACTTTAGCATTTTCTTCAGGACATTCAGCAATAACCTCATCGTGTACAGGTATTAAAAGTCTAAAGCCTAAAGATTTTAACTCTTCGTTATGTGTTAAATCAATCAAAGCTAACTTTGTAAGGTCAGCCGCCCCGCCCTGAATGCGAGCATTAACACATTGTCTTTCAGCATCTGCGATTTTTAAAGAATTACAAGTTATTGTAATTCCGTTTTCCTTTGCTTTATCAATAATAGTTTGTTTAGCTTTATAAGAATATGCTCTATTTAGCTGTCTTAAATATGAATCTTGTATATTTTCGGGTACTTCTGTAATTAGTTCTTCTTCATCATCAAAATCTAATAAATCATCATCAGGAGCAACTCCGTTAATATAATTAAATTCATATTCAGGTAAACTATAATCAGGTAATCTTCTTTTCCTGCCACATACAGTAGTTACATAGCCTAATTCATAAGCCATATCTTTACTATCCTGTTCAAACTTTGAAATTGCAGGAAATGCTTTAAACACACTACTTTTAATTTCGTGTGCTTTTTTCTCAGATACTTTTAACTGGTCTGCAATTGACTTTTCTCCTCTACCATAAAGAATGCCAAGCAAAATACTTTTAGCCTGCGTTCTGCGTTCTTTACCTTCATGATTTACAGTACCGTCAGGTCTAAATTCTTTGCAATCTTCGTATGGAACATTAAAAGATTTACTTGCAATTTCAGAGTACAAGTCTTTGCCAGCTAAGAAAGTATCTAAAAGCTGACTATCTCCTGCTTGTGCACACATAGCCGCCAATGTCTTAGGTTCCTGCTGTGAAAAATCACTTGACATTAACACATAACCGCCAGTAGCCTTAAACATATGCCTAATATCTTTTGTATGTGACGGTATCTGCTGTAAATTAGGATTACTGCAAGACATTCTACCTGTATCAGCTCCATACTGATTTAAATTACAATGTATTCTGCCGTCATTAGGATTAACATAATCACTAAGACTATCGACAAATGCAGATACTAATTTACTAACTTTCTTATAATCTACAAGAGCTAAACAAAACTTTGTACCTATCTTTTTTAAAATATCTTCTCCTGTACCTCTCGGAGATTTCTTATCGACAGGCTCAATCTGCATAACATCATATATTAATACAGCTAACTGAGCAGGACTTGATAAATTGATAGGATTTGATAATTTACAATTAGGGTGTTTAACTATATATTTATCAATATCATCTTGATAATTTTCAAGTAAAGTATAACAAAGTGCTTGTTTTTCTCTCAGCAGTTTATTATATTTTTCAGATAATTTCTTCTGAACTTCAAAATCAAATTCAATACCATTATCTTCCATATCACAACAAGATTCAATGCAAGGCATTTCAATGTTTGTAAATACCCAAGCGACATCCTGTAAGCTTGAATTTATACAAATTTCGTTATCAGCAGTTAAATACGGCTTTTGAAAATCATATAATTCGTATGTGATTTCAGCATCGTGAGCGGCATACAAATAACCTACATCAATAGGCACTTTGTCAAAAGTAATACCTTTAAATAGAGCATCAAATGAAAACGCATCACCTTTACCGCCCATTACATATTTTTTATGTAATTCTTTAAGTCGGTTAGTAGGTTCATTTTCATTTAATAACCTTGCCGCCAACAAACAATCCCAAGTACAAGTCATATAAACACCTATCTGATTACGCATAACACGAATATCAAATTTTGCATTAAACATAATAATATCAATCTTAGCTTCTGCAATTCTGTCAAATTCAGCTTTACATTCTTTTTCTGTCAACTGATTTGAACATCTTGCACCTGTCACATAAGAGATATGATTTACAGGTACATATGCAGGCTTTTGATTAGGTGTGTAAATACAGATACCTACAATTTTATCTAACATAGGGTCAAGTCCTGTAGTTTCAGTATCTATACTAATTATATTGTTATCTATACAAGCAGATATATAATTATGTAAAGTATCTATATCAGATATAACTATATATTTATCTCTAAGATAACCTAAGTTCTTTTCAACCATTGCCTTAATATTAGATATAACTTGTAATGTGCTGTTGCCTACTCTAACCGTAGAGCTTGATTTGTTAGCTTTACGGTTAGATTTTTTAGCAACTTTTAAGTCATTTGATTTATCAGGTCTTTTTGGTATATCAAATAAACCCATTAAAACCTATCCCTTCTGCCACGGGAGGGTGTTCTACGCTCAGGTTCACTTTCTCTTGTATCTCTGCGTTCTTCTCTACCTCTTGAATTACGAGGCTCATTATCATATGCTCTTGACCTCGGAGGAGTTGATACTTCATCATCAGAAGATGAACCGCCCATAGGAGGAAATTCGCCTGTATCAAGATAATAATTCATATCATCTGCCGAGGCATCAATTACCATTGTACCTATAACATTCGGGATTTCAGGCAAATCTTCAAGTTTAGTATCATCCTGACTTACTTCATAGATTTCATACTGTGTATTTTTATCGCCTGCTTTACCGTTTCTTTCAACTTCAAAGATATGAGATACCAAGTCGGGGTATCTCGCACAAAGACTTGAAACCCTTGCACCAAACTTTTTTGTGCGTTCCCAAATCTTTACATTCTGCTCATCAACATCATACATTGGAATGAAGAAGCGTGCAAGCTGAAAACTACCACTTTCACAAAGAGGACACTTACTAAGAGGCTCATCATATGAACGCAGACAATTGACATATCTATCTCTGCCGTCAATATTAACTTTATGTACAGCTACACCCTCTACATCTTCAACCTTACGATACATAAATCTTACTCTTGCTACATCTTTATCGTTTTTAAGTGAAAAATAATTAGCTGAGTTGTTTCCATACTTGTCTGAATCTGTTACTTTAAATCTTGCCATTGTTTTTGTTTTCTCCTTTTCTGTATTTAAAATTTATTATTATTTACCGCATCCAAAAATGGATGGGATTTTGACTTATTAAGCCTATTCAATTCTACAATACCACCTGCCAATGAAGCATTAAGTCTAACTGCTCTATCAGTTACTGCATTATAAACTTTTCTATCTGATGAAGATAGGTCATTGACGGGGGTATAATTAAGAATCTTTTCACCTTTAGTCAATCTGTTAAAACCTAACTTATACTGATTGATTGCTTTTCCTGCATAATCTGAGGGATTAACTATTTTATAACCTACTCCTCTTAAACTTTCAAGCATTTTACCTTTTTCAAGCATAAGTTTTTTCAATTTAGTTGTAGAAGTTCTATATTTTGTAGAGTTCTTAGGTACATCAAGCATATTTGATATAGTATTATGTTCAAATACTGTACCATATTCATATGTACTCATAAAATCTACCAAATCTTCTACTTCCCATACTTTTTTTGTCATCTCAACTGCCATTTGTGTGTTTCCACCTTTCTTAAAAATATTTTTTTATTTATTAAATCAAGTTTTTTTACTTGATATATAAATCTAATTAACTCAACCAATCCGAGCCCAACTAAACAGATCAAAACTCAGCTCATAATGCCTAACAAAACCCAACCAAACGGAACAAATCCCGACACAACCTGACCTATAATGCTCAACTTAACTGAACAGAACATAACGAAACATAGCTAAACTCAACGAAGCCTAACTCATAATGCCTAACATAACATAACAAAACAGAACCCAACACAACAAAACACATAATGCTTAACCCAACACAACCTAACGTAACGTAACGGAACTTAACAAAACCCAGCCTATAATGCCTAACCTAACGTAACAAAGCATAACTTAACTTAACATAACAGAACTTATAATACCTAACTCAACAGAACTTAACATAACTCGACACAATCCAACCTAACTTAACAAAACAAAACTCATAATGCCTATATCAGCTATGGAGCTTGAAATTAATCAAGCTCCTTAATAATTGCTGTAAATTTACCGTATTTAGGTCTGCTATCACAAAGTCCTACATAAGCACCTGCACTTTCAATTGACTGTGAAATTGTGGGCAAATCAAGCTGTGATTCATCATACATTGCGGTAAATGTGAGTTTCCACATATTAAACCTCGGTCTTGTCCTGAGAACCTTTGCTCTCATTACATTCATAGGTCTGACATCACGGAATCTCATATCTTCCCTCAGGCTATCTTTAGTGTACTTCTCACCAATATCAAGTGTAGCCTGCATATCAACTACATTAAAATATCTCTCAATATTTTTACCCTGTTTACGAAGTTTAGCACCATTTTTAATAGTAGCCTCAATATTTTCAGCAGGAATTACAAGACCCATTTCCTTACTGTTATCCCAATAAAGACCGCCTTCCCATTCAAGGTCTGAGATAGCTTTATAATCTTAATCAGTCTTATTACGCTTGCTTGTCAACGGTTTAAGTGCAAGTGAGATAGGGTGAAGTGGATTTACGCACTGGCAAGAGTGCATAATGAGTGGTGTAGTGCCTTTCCAAGTGATTTCAAGTGTTTTCATAATTTTTTTCTCCTTTTCATTTCTTTCTTTTTTTGTCTTTTCTTTTTATGTATTTTGTAACCTCTTTTTGATTACAAATATATTATAACACATTATCTGAGATTGTCAACACTTTTTTTAAAATTTTTCAATTAAATTTTTAAATTCTTCTTGTGACAAATCATTTATATCTTTTCGGTTATTAGGAAATACATATTCTGTAATTATCTTGTTTTTTACATAATATTTTATGCGTTTTCTTGCTCTTAATCCTGCATTATCATTATCTGTAGCTAATATCAGTTTACGGCAAGGCAATCTATTTAATTGATTGAACTGTAAATTATTACCTAATCCATTAAGTGCGACTGCATATTTACCATAAACCCAACAGGTAATAGCGTCAATCATACTTTCACATACAATTACCTCGGTTGGAAATTGTTCAAGCCGATACAACTCATATAAGCCATACAAAGGCTTTTCAACGCTCTTAGGATAATTAAAGTATTTATATTTTACTGACCTACGGGCTATAAATAAAGTGTTGCCCTCAATATCTCTGACAGGAAAAGTTATACATTTTGATTTCTTATCATATCCAATATCAAATATATCTATAATTTTTTCTGTCATTTTTCGTTTAAACATATATGGATGATAATATCTATAAGATTCCAATTCTTCTTCTGACACATAATTTAGCGGTGCTAATATAGATTTATGCCTATCAAAATCTAATTTAATAGGTTTTCTTTCCTCTAATTCTATGGTTAAAAAATTTCGTGTGAGCCATTGCCAACCTTTTGCCCCCACCATATCATCAGGATGACCAAAACAAAATGAAATCATTTCTGGCAAAGTATGCACTTCACCACAGGTAAAACAATGAAACTGACCGTCAGATTTCCTAATACCTGCTGACGGCTTTCTTTCTTGACCGTTCTTGTGGTAAGGACACGAAATCATAACATTATCATCTGTATCTTTTATTTTATTCAGTAAATTTATACCACTTAAATGTAATTGCATTTGCAATTCTTGTAATACCTCATACAGCTCTACTGTAAAGGGAATACCATTTATTACCATTAGAACACATCCTTTTTATCCTTATAACGATTACGCACTCTTTCAACTTTACGCTCTGTGACCTCTTTAGGCTCAGCATCATCAAATGACGGAATAAATGTAAAATCACCTAAATCAATACTCCAATCATATAATAATTTACCGCCTACTGCTCCAAATCTCTGCTTTTTAATGCCGATTTCAAGTCCTGCCTTTGTCTGTCTTATAGATATGACTTTACTTGCATTGTGAGCAATACCGTCACTATCTCTAATACTTTCAAGCTCAGGAGTACCCGAATCCTCTCCCTCTTGCACTCCTGACCTATTCGCTTGCACAACAACTAATACAGGTACTTTTAATTCCATTGACAAAGACATTAAATCCTCGCTAATATTAGTTAAAGAGGTTGTTTTATTATCGCCTCTTTTATAGCGTTCGTCTGTCATATATGTAATACCGTCAATAGCGATTAAATCAAGTTTATGCTGTTTGATAAACTGTTTTAATTTTGATACTGTAATTTTCTTGTCGAAATCCAAAGGAGTGGCAACAATAAACTTATTTTGTTTTGAAGTCAAATTAGTTACATAATCTTTGTAGTTATCTTCATCAACTTCACTATTGCCCCACATCAAACCTTTGTTCGAGAAATTCTTATACAAAGTATCAAATCTATAGCCGATACTATTAGCTGACATCTCAGGAGAAATATATCCTACATTAAAACCTAACTGCCATATATGAGTACACATCTTTTCCATTATCCACGATTTACCTTGATTAGTTCGTGCGAAAATAACGAATAATTCTTCTTCCCTCTGTATGCCGTGTATGATTTCGTCAAGCTCAGGAAAACCACAAGTAAAAAACCAATCCTCTTGATGTTCTTTTCGTTCTTGAAACTGCTTAAATCTATCTTGTGCATCAGATATAATATTTACGCCATTTAAAGAATAATTAGGTTGTAATTTTTCCATTTGCGAAATCATATATTCTGCGGCGGCATTAGCATCAGTTTTAAGCAATTCGGCTATCTGCTGTACAACAGGCACAGACTGATAATACAGGTATTCTTCCCTAATTGTATCAATTAAGTATCTGTCACTTTCTGTAACATCTACAATTTCAAACTCGGGGAACTGAGCTAAAAATGTAGCCTTATCGGGTACATTACCATATTCCTTAATATGATTTTGTATAAATTCAAATTCATCTTTATAGCTAACAAAATAATCAACTGTTAATAGATTATCTTCAATAATCGAATTATTACCTGACAAAAGAACTTTAGAAATTATTTGCAACTGTACCATATCTTCTATCCCTGCCTTTCAATTCAATTATTTGAGAGGATAATACTCTGCTTGCTAATCTTGCACCCAAAGCGTTTTGTAATGCACTTTCAGATACGATATTGCCTGTAAAAATATTAGATTTTTCCGTTAGAATCCTCTGGTCAATATAATTGAGTAATTGACTATGCTCGTATGCTGTTAATTTTGTACTCGCAATGTCATCCCATATTACTAAATCAACTTTTGACAGGTTATCCAACATAGTAGCTACAGATATGCTCTTCTTTTCAATTTGAAGCTTCACTGTCGCAAGAAAAGTGGGAACATTGATAAATATACCCCTACAACGAAAACCGTTTCCTGCCCAAATCTCGTTAAAATAACGCAACATCAATTTAATTGCCCAAGTTGTCTTGCCATTTCCTGTGTTTTCTGAAAGTATAGCTAAGTTATGACCGCTTTCAATATGACTTTTAATATTATCCTTATAATCAGCTAAATCACAAAAGCTATCATAATCAACACTTTCAGGCTTTAATAAAACAGGTTTCCATTTAACCTCAGGAATATTACTCTGCTCTAACAACATTAACATTTCTTTATATCGGATACAAGCATCTGTACATTTTTCAGTACACACATCTTTGTACCAACAATCCATAATTTCCACCTCTTTAAAATTTAGGCTTAACACAGCTCTTTGGTAGAGTGTTAATGTAAGCACGGTACATTTTAAATAAATCCTCGTGACTGCAAATATATTTAAAATGACTTTTAATTCCATTCCAACTCTGCTGATACTTGCTTGGCATATTATTTTTAAAATCCACTATAAAATAATATGACATAATTACAATGAATGATGTGAGTATGATGTAAATTATATAATTCCAAATCATAATAAATTCTCCTTAAAATTTAAAAAGTTTCATCTGATAAGTCCATAGGTTTATCGTGTTTAAATTGTACAGGTTTCATATTATCGACAAATCCGTTATTATTTTGACTATACCCATTATTTGGTGCATAGAAACTTTTCCACCCGTGTTCTATAGAATTTTCTACAATCTTCTGCATTGTAGGTTCATCATCAGCTAAAGATTTTAGTTTATTGAGTAATCCTTTAAATTGATTCGTATAGAGATTAACTTTCATCTCAATTAGCAAATTAAAATATTTAATTAACACATCTCTTAATTCTGTATTATCTGTAAAATCATTGATTAAGCTAATAATCTTACTGTATCTACTCTGTTTAGATTTTTGAGTAGAAGAAGATTTCAATTCAAAATTTTCAAAACTGTGTTCTTTTAATTTATTAAAAGATATATTACTATTTTTATTTTTACTATTTATATTATTACTTATGTTAAACTGCTTATCTTGCTGATGTGAAATTTTTTTACTTCTTACATTAAACAGGTTAATTACTTGTTCTTCGTGAAGCTCAAAATATCTCATTGCAGGCAATCCCTCTAAAGTAACTGTCAAGAATCCTTTTTCCTGTAATTCGGATAATAATTTTCTCTGTTTATAGGGAGAGAGTGTTGTTAATTCTTCTATTTTCTCTAAAGAGCAAAAGAATTTACCGTCTTTTAATTTACCTTGTTTTGACCATAAATCGTATTCACTACACAATGTTCCGAATAATACAGCTCCCTCTAACCCTAATTCTTTAATTAAAGTCTTATTTACTGTAATATAGTTTTCACTTGCTAATAATTTTAAAATGCTCATAATATAATCTCCTTTATAAATAAAAAACTGAAACAACTTAATAGGTGTGAGCTATCAAATCGTTTCAGTTTGTCTACTGGCAGTATTTAGTTTTGATAAGGTGGAAGTATCTCACACATACTGCCTTTTTACAGTTTTATTTGAGTATTGCTGTTCTCTTAACTGTATTTATATTGTAACACATATTAGCGAAAAAGTCAACTACTTTTTAAAAGTTTTTAAAATTTCTTCAACCTGTTTATCGCACTCAGCATTTACAACATCCCATAATACATCTCTTTCAACAGTAAGGTCAACATCAGGATTATTTATAATTCTTTCTTCTGAGTATTCAACAGTATAATACTGTTCGCCTACTTTTACGCTTGCTCGGCTCGTGGCTTTAATAGTTTTTACCTCTACATCACTCATTATTTTACCTCCTTAATATTTTTAGTCTGTTTTTTAATTCTGCGTTTTAATTTATAATTTTTAATACTCGGTATAATATAATCGCATATAATAACTTTTATTATAACAAATATTAGATATAATACAATAAATACTACTGATAATAAAGCGACTGCTAATATTGCAATTATAATACACAAAAATAATATAGTTATAATATCAAAAAATATCTGCATTATTTAACCTTTCTTAACCCTTAATGTTTTAATTTCTTTTTTAGTAATACATTTACTAAGTTCTAAAAGCTGTTCCTCTGTGAACATTTCATTATACAGAGCTTTTTCAAGTTCATCAGTATCAATATATTCTTTAGTTTTAACAATGCCTTCAATGCCTGTAGATTTAACAAAATCAATCATTTTATCTTCAAGCATTTCATCTCTTGTAGATATTGACATTGTAACAGTATAACCGCCTGCTGAAAAACTATCAAGATTCTGATTTGCAAATTCAGCTTTAATGTCATTACCTAATTTAGTTGCGGTTTTCTTGGAATCATTTTCCAATTTTTTTGCCTCTGCGTATTTAGGTACTAAGGTTGTTAATTCACTCATTTTAATTATCCTCCTTATTATATGTTGTTGAGTGTTTTCTATAATACTGCTGTGTTACATCTCCGAAAATACCTTTACAGCCTTTCGGTACTTGATTCTTAAATTGAGCTAATTTCCAAATGTCTGAGTAACTCCATAATCTTGTGCCTCTCGCTGTAGCCTGTGTGTACACAGGCAGTAATTTAGCCATTTCTTCATCAGGATGCTTTTTAGCCCAAGCATACCAAACATTGATTGTTTTAGCTGATACTCCTACAAGTACAGCTACTTCTTCGACTTTTAGCATTTTTTCTTTCATTTAATCTTCCTTCCTAACTTAACTTAATAAGAAGTCTAACAACTCACTTGAATGAGTTGCGACTTTACCGTCGATAAGTGCGTCTGACATTGCACCTTTCTTTTCTACCAATTGATGTATTCTCTCGTCAATTGTGTTTTTTGCCATTAATGTGTAAACTGTGACATTTTCTTTTGTGCCAATTCTGTGGGCTCGGTCAATAGCTTGCTGTTTCGCCGCCATAGTCCACGGCTCGTCTATGAAAATTACTGTGCTTGCAGAGGTCAAAGTCAATCCTGTACCCATTGCACCGATAGTTCCGATAGCAAATTTATAGTCATTATTATTTTGGAATAAATCTACATTATGTTGCCTATCAGAATCTTTTGTTTCACCTGTAATAATGATACCGTTATATTTTTTGTGTAACATATCATAAATAGGTGTAGTCATTTGAGTCCAATTACTGAAAATAATAACTTTTTTATTATTTTCAATATTTTCATCTACAAGCTCGTCCAATCTATCCATTTTGGCACTTTCTTTGATTGTGCTTGACAAGATACCTGTATATCCTGTCGCCTGCCGTAAACGAATTAATTCAGCAAGTGGATTTGATGAACATTTGATTTTATCAATATTCATTCGTATGTTTGTTGCAACCTCTTTATATACCTGTTCTTGTTTACCTGTCATTTCTACATATTCATCAATGTACAACTTTTCAGGCAAATCAAGTACATCTGATTTAAGTCTGCGTAACATTATATGATTTACTTGTTCCTGTAAATCAGATAGATTTTTATAGCCGATAATATCGTGACCGCCAAATCCTCCAAAAACACAATAATGTTGTTTAAATGAATAAAGAGCGTGTTTTTCATAGCCAAGCCACTTTAAAATGATAAATAAATCAATAGGATTATTCATCAATGGTGTGCCTGTCATAGCTATACGACACTCAGGTTGTAATTTTAATAATCCTTTACCTTGCTGAGAGGCTGAATTTTTAGCCTTGTGGATTTCATCCACGGCAATCATATTTATTTCCCCTCTGTCGCACAGAGATTTTAGCTCTGCTACGATTTTAGGACTTCTTAATGATTCTATATTAGTGACTAAAAAATACGCTGACAGCTCATTTAAATGCTGTAAATCGTATAGTCTGTCATTAATGCTTCCGATTTTAGTTTTGCCGTTCTTAGTACGCTGACCTAAAATCCATCCTTTTTCGTTTGAATGAATCTTAATCTCATTCTGCCAATTCCATTTTAAGCCATTAACACCACAAATAATTAAACAATGCTTATAGCATTTCTGTAATTTTTTTGCAACTGCAATATCAATTACCTGTTTTGTTTTTCCAAGTCCTTGTTCATCGCCGAGTAACCAACGGTCATACTGTAAGCCATAATTAAAACCCTCAATTTGATGTTTAAATGGATTTGTTTTAAATTTAAAATTATCAGGTATTTTTGCTTTAGGTTTCTCTAAAGTTACATATTTACCTGTTATATTAAACTCATATCCGTTTAATTCAGATAATAAAGTCTTTAATTTAAATAAAGGTAATTCCCATTCTTTATTATCTGTGTGCCAATATCTATTTGACATTTTTCTAATTGTGTTTACAATTGTATTGTCAAATGGAAAAGATACATAGATTGAGTAATCGTCATTTATTTTATCACTCTCTGCTACTCTTACGGAAATCATACTTTACCTCCTTTCTTGTAAATATTATATAACATATTTATTGAGTTGTCAAGTGTTAAATTCAAAAAAAAAATAAATGCGAAATGTCGCTTAAACACTTCGCATTTATGGTTAGATGTTATTCAGAAAATCTTTGATTGATTGAACTAATATGTGCCTTTCCTCTGCAATATCTGAATTATTATACAGCGTTTGCAAGAACTCATATATCTCTTTACAGACATCTTTAATACCTGTAGTTACAGTTTCAATAGATGTTTGATTTAATTGATATTGTTTTTTGATTTTACAAAATTCTGTATAAGCAGGCAAAATATCTGAATACTCTTGTATAATAGTATCTTCATTTTGCTTTTCTTGTGTGTTGATATGATTTAATACGATATATAAACTTGCCAATTTTTGGCAATTTGCAAAAGTAGTAGGAGCATTTTCAAGTTCTTCAATAGTATTTTTAATTTCTGTTAAATCTAACATATCTTTATTCCTATTTTCTTCATTTTATGACGGTATTTTTCGTGTTTTTTGTGCTGTTCCTCAATAATATCTATCAAATCATAGTCTGTAGCTTTCTTATTGAGTTGGTATCTTTCAACCTTTTTCAGCTCACAATCAACATCACAAATAAGCTCTTTGATTTTCATAGCAGAGGCTATTTCATCAATATTAATCAATTCTTTATACATTTTTTCGTATAATTCTTTAGTTTCGGTTTCCCATTCTCTCCAAAGAGTGAGTCCGTTTTTAACTGCATTCTTTTTTGTGCCGTTATCCACATCCTGACGAGAGTATTTATACCAACTGCTGGGAATAATTTCGGGGTCGGAAACTTCTAACTTTGGAATCAATTTATTATGATGATTGATAAAGTATCTATTTACTGTACGCATAGCACAATTTTCTTCAAAATAATGGTATTCGTGACACCTTTTGTAGCCTTTAAGTCCTAAAAAATCATAATAATTTGCCATTTGTTCGTGGAACATTAAGCCTTTAATCATATGCTGTAAGATTTTGGAATAGATTTCTTCAACGGTCAATTTTAAGCTCCTCCAATCGTTTAATAATGATATTTAACTGCTTATCTTGAATCTCTAAATGTTTCTGCACTTTATCTAAAACTAATGAAATCTTGTTGTCAATTTCTTGCATTAGTTCTTGTTTATCGCCTTGCGTTAAGTTTTCATTATAGTTTAAAATACCTATAATAAAACTTAATATATTTAGAATATCAAGTAATGACAGTTGCTCATTATTATTCATTTAGCAAATTTTAGTTACAGTAATATTAAACTGTGTAAATGTAGCACCTACACCTACATTTACTACATCAATGATTGTAGGAGATGTACAGCAGTTACATTTAATATCGTTTTCATTTACCTGTACAAGAGTTGAAAAACCCATTGAATGTACACCTGTTGTATCTGCGGCTGTTTCAGAGGCTACAGCCTGCGGAACTAATACTCCGTCCCTCTGTAACTGAAAAGAAATTGTGCCTGCTGTTGTAGCTACTACACTTGCATCTACAGATACCATATATACTCCGCATTTGCTCAATTTGATTGCAGAAGCACCCGACTGTGAAGAAGTACAACCTTTCTGCATAGTAATGTTGTTAATCGGGATAGCTGTTGCTGTTAAGACTGTTACATTTTTTGAATATCCTTCTGTCATTTTAATTTGACCCCCATTATTTAATAATAAAAATAAAGCGGAAGTGCCACATAACACCTCCGCTATTTGGCATACTACAATGCTCTATAATTTTTGTTAATTAGACACCGCAACCGTTACAGCCACAGAATGGTGAATTGCCTGCATTATAAACGAAACCGTTAGGATAACGCACAACACCATACATTCTGCTATCCATTTCAAGGCTTGATACCTTGTCACGAAGAGCCTGAATTTCATTTGTCTGCATCATTGCTCTTGTTGCTTCACCTTCTGCGTGAATAGCTGATGTGATATCACAAGTCTGTCTGTCCATCTGTGCAGAGAGGTTAGCAGTTGCAAGTCTGTTATCGCAACAACATTCTGCAATCTGTCGCTGAATTGTGTTACCCTCTGACATAATGTTCTGATTGATACCTGACTGACCGAGTGCTACTTCTTTGCCAAGCTGTGAAATATTGCCCTGCATTTCGTAGCCAAGGTTACAGATACCGTTACCAAGAAGCTGTGTCTGTTGCTGATTCTGGTCAGATAGTCTGCCAACAGCATTTTCAAGATTATTGAAATTCATCGCATTACACAGACCTGCTTCTGTTACAGGCTCACCGTTTGTTACATTACGATTTCCCCACATTCCGTTACCGCCCCAAAAGAGGATAAGGAGTGCGAAAATCCACATAAAGCCACCGTCAGTCCAGTCATTATCGTTGTTCTTGTTAAGAAGAGCAACATCACTTGCTGTTAAGCCAGTTTCCATAATTTTAATCTCCTTTATAAATTATTTATATTTTATATTAAAAATCATTCCGTACGCAAATGATTTAATAATATTTATTTAAGCTGATTGATAATTGTGTTAGGGTCAATACCTCTCTGATGTGCTGTCTGCATAAATAGTTGTTTAGGGCTCATATGTGAGCCGTTAAGCATATTCATAATCTGTGACACCTGAGGATTCTGCTGTGCTAACATCTGTAACATCTGATTAGGGTTATTTTTACCTTTAATCAAATTTATCATCTGTTTAATATTTCCCATATTATTCTGTGATAAGGGGTTTATTGCCTGATTTTGCATTGACTGCATTTCCTGAAATAGACTGTTTGCCATTATTTTTACCTCCATTATCTTTTATTTTAGAAATAATATCATTTAATTCATCTTTAGTAACATAATTTGATAAATCTAAATTATTGTTAGAATTTGTGTTATTTGATATATTATTAGTAACTTCTGTATAATCAAAAATTCTTAGCGTACACATACCTACATTATCAGATACTTTAATATAGAATCTACCGTCAGATTCGCTATCCATTAGCATTGCAATGCTGTTAGGTGTGAGCTGATATGCTTTAGCTCCCTCTATGCCCTGAACCCAAGTAATACCGTTATTTGTTGCCTGTGAGGTTGTCGGCATATAAGGGTTAGAATAACGGTTTTGGAACTGATTTGTTGGCAGGTATGGATTTGTTGTTATTGGATTTTGAAATTGCTGAAATCCGTTCATCTTCTAAACCTCCTTTATTGTAAAGCAAACGGAGAGCGACTACAGATGAACACCGCTTATCTTGTATCATCTTCGTCAAGCCTCGGCTAATGTCTATCATCAGTAATCACTCTCCTCTCAATATTGAGTAAATCAATTGATTTATTTTGTACTTATATTATAAAACAAAAACAGGAAACCAACTTGTTGATTTCCTGCATAAAAATTGTATGAAAATTGTAATTTATATAACTTTTAAAATTTTGTGTTTTACTTTACGAGCTAAAACAGATACTTTAGATTCTGAAATATACATTTCCATAGCTATTTGAGCATTTGTTCGTCTTTTTGAATTTAAGTTAAAATACTGTAATTCTTTAGGAGTAAAATTGCACTCCTGTCTTAAATATCTTAATTCAGGCTCTGTAAAATTATATGATTTATCATATTTATCAGGTTTAATCAGATGCACCGCCAACAATCACACCGTCCTCCACATCTATATATCCTTTTGAGTAATTTATAACTTTTCCGCTTGAATCCGTAGTTAAACTGGATATAAAATTTATTCTGCCTGATATTACACCTTTCCCATTTACAGACTCTAATTTAGATAGTTTTACATTCGACAATGTAAACAAGTGCATATCTATATCGCTGTATATATCAGTAGTTACATTATTTTGTATTGTAAATGTACTGCCTGATTTACAAGTAAATGTACTTTTGTCATTTAAACCAAAAGAATCTGTTACATTCGCCGTTTTAATAGCTCCACTTAAATTTGTTACTTTAGTAGTGTTTGAAGTACCGTCATAATTCATTACTTGTACAGCATTTGGACTTTTATATTCCCCTTTGAATAAATGAAAGCTACTTGGTACATAAAAATCTAAAGAAGTAGTATCTCCCTCAATAACCGCTATCTCTTTTTTTGAATTATGAAAATAAATATTAGAACCTTGTAATTGTACATATTTAGAAGCTGTTGCTTCTGATTTAACAACTCCTCCTGATTTAATTGTTAAGCCTTCGTTATTTATTTTACCTGATAATTCACCATTTTTATCATACACCTGTATTAAACCGTTGCCATTATCTTTTCCGCCTACCTTTAGAGTACCTGTATTTATCCAGTCTGCGTTAATTCCGACTGATTGTAAAATTGATACAATAGCATCTCCGTCAACCGTAATTCCTGTAGGATAAGTGTTGCCTCCGTCTGTAGATATACCTATTGCCTGCGATGTAACTTTAATTACTACTTGTGATTCTTCAAGCGTTTTTTTATCATGCAGATAATATATAGTAGAACCATCGAGATTTGTCTGTGTTGTCTGAAAAAGTCCGCTTGCATTTTGTAATTCATTATTCAAGATTTCAGCAGTTTTTTCCCATTCTGTTTTATTCTGTTCAATATCTTCTTGTGCTTTACGGTAAATATTAGAGGCATTACTTTGATATGTAGCATTTTTCTTTTCATTTGATGGTGTATTATTTGATACAGAACTATTTCCTAAATAAGTAAATGTATGTGAAGATACAATTGATTGATAAATATTATCTTTTCTATCAACAATATATACACTATCCATATACTCAATTGTAGGATTAGGTGAAAAATCTCCTGAAAACGGTCTTGTACTTATGCCGATAACAATATTACCAATAACTTTTAAGCCAGCTTCTTCTCTGCCTTTAATTAAAGGATTGTTGATATTAAGCATATAACCTTCTGTGCCATATGTTATAGTCTGTTTTTCAGAAGAACTGCCTTTAACTGCAACTTCTGTAGTTAAGCCTGTAATAATAATATCATCAGTTGCAATTGTAGGTTCATTGATACAGGTGTCTAAAATATGAAATTGTAGTGATTCGTTTAATTCTTCGCCACTAATAACATCTTCAATAGTTTCTCCAAACTTACCGCCTGAAATATAATCTGTGATATTATCAGCTAAGTTACCGCCTGAAAGAATTGACATTTTAGCAATATCTTCTTTTTTGTAACGCTGAATTTTTAATTGACCGTTAGGCAAAATTAAAGCATTGCCTCCCATAATTTGTGCGATATAGCCTAACACTTGTCTTGCAGTAACATTATCAGGGGCTGAATTTATTTGAAAAGAAATATGAGATAAATCTGATGTAGAGGCTAAAGATAATCCGCATACAGTACAAATTTCCTGTAAAAGCAATAATGCACTTGTAGGGTATGAAATTGTAGATTTAAACTTTATATCTGCTTTATACATATTATCCTGAGCTGTGAGTTCGATAATATCTCCAGGAGTAACAGAATCAATCACAGTAAAAATACCCTCTTGTAGCGTTTCGATAGTGCCGTCAGCTAAATCCGCTTCTGTGTATAATACAATCTGACAACCGTTAAAATCATAAGAGGAGTATCGTTCATCAAGGTTATCAATGCCGATATCAATAGTCTTAGATACAGCCTCACCAAGAGGGAATTGTCCTTGACCTCCTTGTGTGTATGAATTACCTGAAATATAAAAATCTTTTCGTGAAGTCATTTCTAATTCTGTGCCGTCAACTAATTTAAACTTAGCATAAGCATAGAATGGACCTCCATTTTTAATAACTTCTTTAAAAGCATTTGACACATTTTTCATACTGGATTTACCCCCGTAACCTGAAAACTTAACTGACTTACTTTTTCAATACCCTCAATTAAATTTATAATAGGACTGTTTATATTTGCTACATAGAATTTAGTTGTTTCCCATTTATTTTTATAAATATTATAATGGTAAAAATCAAATCCTGCTTTGCCCATAACTTGACCTAAAATTTTAGATACATCAGTAGCTTTAATATTAGTCCATTTAAGGTTATATGCCTCTACTGTGAATAGAGGCACATTAACCATATTTCCTCGCATTGTTCGCCCTGAATTTGAGGTGGAAGTAGTTGCGAAAGACAATTGATAGCCGTCAGCATCTACATTTGGCGGAGTGTAATTATTAAACTTTAATCTCTGCTGTGACATAATAACCTCCTTAAATTTATGCCAGTTCAAAAGGATTTTTTCCTGTTTGTGCTAACATTAGTTTAGCTTCATCAATTACAAGTGTTGCAAGAGTTCTCCTACCTACTTGTAAAGGTATTTCGTATTTATTAGGTACGGCATTCTGAGTATTTCCTAATTCTTCTCTTACGATTTGACGGAGTAATTTTTCAGGTGTTTCAATATTTGTACCCTGTTTTTGGTCGCCCAATACAGCCATAAATTCTTTATTTGGAGGTATTACTGCTCCTGTTGCCAAACGAGGTAAAGTCATTGAACTAAATTTACCATAAGTTGTATAGGGCTTATTAGTAGATTGTCCTATATTTTTATTAGTTAAATTTAGATTATCAATAAGGTTGTTAATGCCTCGAATTGTATAATTAAAAAATGTTTCAAAATCACTAATAACTGTGTTTAAAATATTTTTAAACGCAATAGGTATTCTACTAAAAGCTGATATAACTCTATTAACAAAAGTGTCGGCTGGATTAGTCATATCTCTGAATGTGTCTGTAGCGGCTTTTATAATTCTTTTTGCCCACTTAGTAATACTAATTTCGCCTGTTTTATCATTATCAATAGCTTTAGTGTAGCCTTTTACAGAATATTCACCGATTTCTACAAATTCTTTTGACGGGCTATGTTCGTTTAACGCTGTACGAGCACCTTTAATGGATTCCTGACCGATTTTGATACCTGCTTTATTAGCATCCTTAACGCCTTTATTGATACCTAAATTATAGCCTTTAACTGACATATCAGCTACACTATATGTAGCATCAAACAATTCCTTAGCATCTATTCCATACTGTTTTTTAATTTCGTCAACACTAATGAATCCCATATCATAGGCATCTCTGAGGTCTTGTAAGCTGTCTTTATTCTTATCAAATTCACCGCTTACAACTTTCATTGCACCTTCCAAGCCGTTCATTTTGGTATTCAATTGCTCTACTTTACCTGATGCTTTAAGCATACCCTCTTGTGCTGTGCCAAGTTCGTCTGCATATGCGTCAAGTTCTGCAGTAGCGTTATTATAAACTTTTTCAGCTTCTTTATATCCGTCATTACCGTAGCCGATTTCTTCCATTTTTTCCCAAGCCGCTATCTGTTTATTGGATGCCTCTGTAGCTTTATCTTGAGCATCTTTTACTTTAGTTACAGCTTGATTGTATTCTGTAGAAGCCTCTACCTGCTCTTTATATAGAGCCGTATATTGTTCTTTTAGTGCTTCTGTACGGTATTGTTCTTTCAACTTGTCAATTGTAGAATCTAACTCTTTTCTAATTTCCTGCTGATTTCCTGTTAATATTGTTTTACCTTGTGAATCTTCGGTTGTATAATTTTCCCAAGTGCTTTTAAATTCAGGAAAACGCTCGGATATTAAATCTGCAATTGTATCAAGCTCTTGCATTTCTTCTGGAGTTAATGTAGATTTATTCAACAGTTCGTCCATTCTATCTTGCAAAGTATCTACATACTGTACGGAATCTTGTGTTTCCTGTAAATTAGTATCTACTGTACTAATTGCATTATCTACATTATCTGATACAGTTTCCATATCACTACTAATAGTAGCCAAATTACTAATCTCTTCTTGCATTTTAGCACTAATGGTAGGTGTGCCATCTCCTACAAGAGTGCTCATTATATCACCTACTATTTCACCTATTGCAGTAATAGGTGCTAAAATGGTACTGATTACTTGACCGATAAATTCTACCGCAGGGGCTAAAAATTGTACAATATTTCCTACCAGTTGAATCAACGGCTCTAATACTGGAACAAGTGTATCAACTATTCCGCTGATTATACCTCCAATAACAGGCATTATAGGAGATAATGAATCTACAATTTGACTAATTACATCAATAACCGTATCCAAAATAGGAGAAGCCGCTTTCACAATAGGCTCTACACCTTTAAGCACCTCTCCGAGTAAATTTACTAATGAAGGCACTAAATCGTTTACAATTTTAGGAAGTAATGTTTTAGCAATATCTCCAAAAGCATCTAATAAATTAGATACAGGGTCAGCTAAATTTTTCAATGCTTTATTTAATTTAGAGGTGTTAATGCCTTTAAGTCCAAATAAATCTGCAATACTTTTAACTAAATCTGTAACTACATTAGTTATACTATTCCACATACTTTTCCAGTTAATAGAATCTATGCCTTTTTTAAATGCGGTGCCGATAGATTTAAAATCAGTAGCTCTAAGTGCTTTTGAAAAAGATTGAATAAGATTAACTACTGCTATACTAAGATTACCCCATTTAATATTACTAATAAATTTAACAATAGACTTTCCAAAAGCATCCCAGTTAATTGTATCAAGTAAAGATGTTAAAGTATTAAATATACCAATAACTAACTTAGACAGACCTTGTGCTAACATTGCAGGATTTATAGCACTTATAGCTCCGTTAATAGCATTTGCAATAGCTTCCCCAAAAGCTACCCAGTCAAAATTAGTAATAAAAGTATATGCAAACTGTATAGCACTCTGAATAAAATTACCAATAGTTTTACCAACTAAAGTCCAGTCAACTTGCGATATAAAACCATTTAACAAAGTAACTAATTTAGTTGCTATAGCTTTTATAGTTTTTTGGATAGTATTCCAGTCTATTTTCTTTAATGCTTTATTTAAAGCATTTCCAAGATATTTACCTAAATCAGTCCAATCGGCTGATTTAAACATTTTCTTTAAATCATTAGCTAATTTCTTAAATTTATCACTTACAGGCTCGGTTGTAAACATTTTTGACGGGTCTGTAGCATTTGTTTTAGATTTTGTAGATGTAGTAGATGTAGTCTTATCATCTTGAAATTTGTTTAAATCATCAAGTGGGGATAAGTATTCATCTAATGATTTTTTAGCTTTATCTGCGGAATCTGCTGTATCATCAAGACTTTCTACAAATTTCTTTTGTGTATCAGCCGCTTTATACACATAATTCTGTCCTGTAAGTGCGGCGAAAAACTCTGCTACTTTAGTTGTAACTGCTGTAAACTGATTTAATAAAGATGTTACAGCAGGCTGTACCGCTCTAATGATAGGCTGTACCAAAGTAGCTAACGCATTTTTAAGTTTTTCAAGAGCTGATAATATTTTGGAGATATCGTTATTTACAGAATCTGAATATCCTGCTAAATTAGTTAAGCCTTCTTGTATATATCCCTTTAATTTCCTTACAAGAATATATAAAGATTTAATAGATAATCCGTATTTTAATAAAGATTTAATTCCTTTTTTAACTCCGCTATCAATGTTAGAAAATGCACCAGAAGCCGTCTTAGACATACTCTTTGTTCTGCTTGCAATAGCGGAGAATACAGACTTTACTTTACTTCCTAATTTGATTAAACTTTTTTCACCTGTTTTAAGTCCCTTAGACAGTGATTTACCTATATTAGAGCCTGTTTTTGCACTTTCGCTTTCAGATTTAGTAAATTCTTCTACTCTTGACTTAGATTTTAGGAGCTGGCCCTGAGCAGTTTTTAGTTGTTTTACCAATTCCGTATATTTAGGTGTTTTACTGCCCTCAGTAAATGCTTTACCCTGCTGTACAAGAACAGACATTTCGCCTTTGGCATCGCCTAAAACTCTTTCAACATTTTGAATTTTTACATTTAATGTTTCCCAAGTAGAACCACTATCTTTACCTAACTGCTTTAATTCTGCCTGTCGATTGTAAAGTTTATCAAGTTCTTTTTCAGCATTAGCAATCTGCTGTGAAATAGTTGTATATTCAGCAGTAGGTACTTTAGCATTTCCTACTTCATTTAGTTTTTGAGATAACTCAAATACAGTATTTTCCGCTTTTTTAACTGCGGTATTTAGTTCCTGTAATTTAGATGTGCCGTCAGGAATTTCGGAATTAAATTTTTCCATTTCCTGTGAAGCATAATCTATATTTGTAGCTACTTCTTTTACTGCTGTTGCAGTTTTTTCAACTTCTTTTGTGTCAGGTGTCGGTACACTTGATTTTTCAGCAGTAATTGCTGGCTGTGTCTTAGATTTAACAGGAAAAGTATAGGGTTTATATGAATGATATTCAGGACGGTCTCCTATATACTCTGTGCCAAACTTAGCACCCTCATTTTTTTGCGATACTGCTTTTTTTGCTAATTCAGCAATACGCTCCATTTCTTTTGCAGTTTCATCATACTCTGCATTTACATCTTTGGCACTATCTGCAATTCCCTCTGTATGTGCTTTAAGTTCTTTAGCTTCATTTGTAGCTTTTTCTACTTGTTTATCTGCTCCGTCAAAAGTTTTATCTAATTTAGTTTTAGATAATTCTTCAACTTCTTTTGTTAATTCGTTAATTTTATCGGTAGCATTAGCAAGTTCTTTTTCCAAATCAGCTACCTGTGGAGTTACTTTTGAACCCACACTATCAAATCCGCCAAGTGTATCTTTTATAGCCTTTTTAAGCTGTACAAGATTTGTCTGTACAGATTTCATATCAAAACTAACGGAAAGTCTTACATCACCGTCAACGGACTGCATAATAGCCACCTCCTGTTTAAATTATTCTGCATTCCACATCGAAAATGCTAATTTATCATCTTCTTGTTTTTGTATATCCTCAGCTCTCCAATTGAAGTATTGAGGATTATTCCTTTTAAATTCTTTTTCGTGCTTTTCTAATTTTTTACCCTTAACAATTTTATCCCTAATATTAACTACTGTAGACAATATGCTTTCACCTATCGAACAATAGTAGCCCATAAAAGTCCACCAATGTAAATAAGGCTCGGAGCGAATTTCTCTCCGAGCCACATTGTTAATAGCGGCACTAATAATTTGAGAATCCTGCTCCCAATCAATTAGTTTATAATTGACCTGCATCCCAACATTTTCTTGACCGCAGTTGAAAAAATCAAACATTTTATTTACAGCTTCTTCAACATTTTCACCTAATTTATTTTCAACATCATCAACAGAGTTAATGCCGTCATAAAAGATAATCAATGCTGAGTATATACGATACTGCTGTGGTAATTCAATGTCCTCTAAAGCACTAAAACAATCTAAAATAGTACGATAATCTCCGTTATTTCGGATTGCGTATTCAGTATCATCTATAATAATACTGTTTGGCAGAGTGTACATTTTATCACCTTATTTTTATTTTGTATATTTAGCTGTATGAGTTTTCATTCTATTCTGAACCTTTTTCATCTCTTTGCCGAGGTTATCAGTATAAAGGTCTGACAATCTATCAATAATAACCTCATATCGCATATAACCGTCCAAAGGGTCATACATAGAGCCGTTGCCTGCACAAATCTCACTAACATTGCTGTCAAAAATAAAGTCCATAAGCTCTTTCATTTTTGTATCAATGCTTTTGAGCTTTTCACTAAACATAGAGATTGAGCCAAGTTCATCAGTATCTTCATTTGCAGATTCCTGCAATTCCGTTACCTGTTTTTCACACTCAATAAGTGCAGGGTATGCTTCTGAAAATCTTGAAGCAATGTTAAGGTCAGATGTGTTAAGTTCGAGGATTTTATTGTCATCACCGTTGATACGGAATCTTTTCTTTTCGATACCTCCGATGTTAATGTCAATAAGATTATCCTTTTTCTTTGTTGTTGCCATTATAATATCCTCCTTAATTTATATTGATTAAACTGTTACATCTTCGGTAAATGTGAAATCATCTGCAAGTTTATCAACCGTACCGAGTGTAATCTTATTACTAAAATATACAGAAATCGGGAAGTTTACATTTGTATCACCGCCGATTGAGTTATAAGTGATTGTACAGCCTGTATGCTTTTCAGCATCATATTTACTACCTGTGCCTGAAAATGCAGTGATTACATAAATTGTAAAATCGCTAAGTTCGCTAAGTGCATTTCTTCTTCTGATATCATTCAAGAATGCTCCGAGTTTAGAGCCACCAAGAATAAGGTACGGGTCAAAATCCTGCTGAGGCTGTGTTTTATTAAGGTCAGTATAGTTGTTACCGAGAATATCAGTTGTTGTCGAGATATCAGCATTATACTCAATTGAGCTGTCCTCTGTTCTTGTGCCAAGAATTTCTCTTACAGGGGATTCACTGCCTGTCTGAGTCCATTCAGCTACGGTAATGAGAAGTTTTCTTTCTGCTCTCTGACCGTTTTTAAGGTTAAACTGTGAAATAGCCATAGTATTATTTTCCTTTCATCTTAATTCCAAATTTTATTTGATTTATCTAAATAGTCAATTCTAATTGACATACTATATCGTGCTAATGAGGGTTTAGTAGAGGTATCAATACCGTCAAGGTTAGGATTATCAGTTAATACTCTCATTTCTTCGATACTACATTTATCTCCAAAATCAGGGTAATTCTGAGCATCATTCTGTTCTGTAATCCAATCAATAATTCCTTGAATATCTAATACTTCTTCTACATTCTCATTTTTGTATTCAGGCAGTTTAACAATTGCCTGATATGCAACAGAACGATAATCAATAAGTGTAAATGTAAATCTGCGTAATACACTACCGTCAATATATTTAACATTTAATGATTTATCATTTCCGAGTGTTAATATCTGTTTATTATTGTCTTTAGCTTCGGTAGCATTAAAGAATAATGGATTATTTTTGATTTGTGGGCAGTTGATAAGAAAATCTATTACTGCTTGATTTTTGTCAACCATATAATTCTTTAGCCCTCCTTGCTAAAATTTCTTTTACGCCAAGTTCAAATTTTTCAAGCTGTGTCTGCATTGCTACTTTATCCCAATAAGCTGTAGCTAAGGGATGATAAGTTGTAGTGTGCTTATAACTTAAATTAGTGTATTGGTCATACGCATATGTAATACCCTCAGGTCTTAATTCGGATATTTGGTCAGCACCGCCATACCTGATATAATCAGCATAAATTTGAGCAGTTACACTCTTTGAAAGAGGACCCTCCAAAAACGGAACCCAAGGATTTATTAGCTTAGCAAATAAACTATGAATTTCTATCATAACTTCATCAGTAATTAAATTTTCAATTTTAGTCTGTATTCCTTTATTATCAAGGTCAACATCAAATTTAAATACTGACATTTTATTCACCTTTTACATAATAGTGTGGATTACATCTTCCAACACCTATATTTAACGCAGTTTGCTGTATTTCCATACAGCCTTGAAGTTCTTTGTACTTAGCGATTAAATCAGTTGAACGCTTACCTGATTTATATTCATCAATTTCATCTGCAACATTACCTTTAACAATAATATCGCCATTACTCAAAGTGAAATAATTCGTCATTAAATCATTTGGAGTATTAAGCCATTCGTACTTTTCCTTGAATTTATCATTCTGAGGTATTCTACAAATAATATCATTTGTTTCAAGTACCGTATTTCCCACGGATACTTTATCCCCTACATATTTCCAAAAACAATTAGTTAATACAGTACGATACCATTTAATAAGCTGTGTCTGTGGGTCTGTAAACTTATTATATATAGTTAAATCAGTATCCCACCAAATAGGATAACTATTCATTAGGATATACACCTCTATATAAAAGTTTATGACCTAAACTATCTTTAACTCCATTAAGGTATCGCTGAATTGTATTAACTGATTCTGTTTTACAGCGTTCAAATGCTTCTGAGGCATTCAAGACATTGTAAGAAATAGATACACCGTCATTTGACTGTGAAGCAATTGCAGATGTTACAGAGCCGTCAATGTTTTGACCTAATGAAAATGATTGATTTTGAAGTTGAGCAATAGATATCAGTTTATAGATACATTGTTTAACTTTTACAGGAAGAACCGCTTCTTTGTGTAATCTATTGAATGTGTACCAATCAACTAATACCTCTGCTTCAATTTCAAAATCATTAAAGGCGGTTTCATCTAAAGTACCTCCCATATTAATATAATCATCATAAGTTAAATACATTAAATGCACCGCCTTTCATTTTTATTAGTTTTCTTCCTTTGAAGTCTGTGTTTTTCGTGTTGATTTTGATTTAGTTTTAAGAGTTGCAATCTCCTGTTCAAGTGCTTTAATTGTTTTTGTGTGTTCAATAAAAGCCTTACGCAATGCACCTAAATCAGTAGGTACAGCTTCTCTTATAACTTCGCCGTGTTCATCAACAAGATTGTAACCGAGGTCAATATATCTATCAATTTCAGACTCTTTGATAGTGAGAACTACATTTCCTCTTTCTACAGTTACCATTTCCAAAACCTCATTTCATTAAGCGTGAGCAGTAATATTATACTGAATAGCGCCGCTCTTCTTATTGAGAATGAATACATCCTCAAAAGATTCCTCGAAGTAAATATACTTACCTTCCGAGCCTGCTGACGGTTCATCAAGTTTACTGAATGTGTAAGAAACTGGAGTAATTACAGCAATCGGGTGAACAAGGAACATATTAATCTGGTCTGCATCTGCGGCGGCTTTATAGCCTGTAGTAAAGTTATACTTAGTTTTCATAAGTGTAGCAGGAACACCGATAACTTCAACTTCATCAAGTCTATTAACTGTTCTGTTAATCATTGAGTTAGCATCCTGTACATTAAGAGTACGCTCAATCTTTTGTGCGTTCTTAAGCATCGACTTTACTTCATTGGTAACATAAAGGATTCTGCCATTAGCAGGAACTCTTTCGTTATCCATTTTGAGCATAAGAGCATCAAACTCAGCAAGTACATTTTCTGTTGTAAGAACAGTTTTACTTGCGGCTCTTACAGCAGATGTTTCAGGGTCAGTAGTTGTGAGCCAATCTGTATAAATCTTTGATACACAATAAGCATCCATTTCGGGGAACTTCTGCTCCTCATTGAATACTCTTGTGATGTTTGCAATGGATGCTACCATATTTGTCTGGTCAATATCCATTGGATGTACAAGTGTACTCCACTTTCTCTGATTTGTGAGTACCTTTGTTTCCCAAGCATTATCGTAGTTTCTCTGAGCGGTTGCGATTGTGTCACGGTCAGAAGCTACTCGACCTGTTGTCGAAATGCTCGGAATTTCAATTGTTTTCGCATTTACCCAACGATAAACATTATTGTTGGATGTGTTATAGAGAGCACCGAAGTTAAGTGTATATGGAAAAGCCTGTGCCAATGCTCTGCTATAGTCTTTAGCGTAGTTAATTGCCTGTGCCATTTTCTAATCTCCTTTTAATTTTTTTTTAATCTTTGTGAGGTCTTACTCCTGTAAAATTAAACTTAAATCCGTTTGTGTTCGGGTCAGGTGGTGTATTTCCAGGAGTAGAATTTACAAACTGTGGGCTGGGCTTAGGTGTAGGATTTTCTACTACAAATGCATCTGCATTTTCTGCCGAATACGCATTTACAAAATCTTCCGCACCTAAAATTGTATCATTATCCATTTTGAGTTCTTTTGCCATCATTGAATTTACAAAATCTCTTTTTGCGGCTTTACTTGTGAACTTCTTTGAATTTGCAAAATCCTTTACAGCATACTCATAAGACTGCTTTTCGAGTTTACTTTTATAAGCGGCAATATCGTCCTTATACTTTGTCTGCAAGTCTGATAGATTTGTTGACAAAGTAGTGAGCTTTTCTTTGTTATCGCCTGCTTCTTCAAGCTCTTTTCTGATAGTTTTAATATCACTATCTCTACTCTTGATTGTGCCCTCGAGTGTTTTAATCGTTTCTGCTTTAGATGAAATATCATCATCATACTTCTGCTTAGCTACATATTCACCATTTGCAAGATTTGCAAGTTTAATGTTTGCTTCCTTACAAGCTGACTGTAACTGTTCAAAATTCATTGTGCCGTTTTCGGCTTTTTCGAAAAGTGATTTTAAAAATTCCATTGACTATAACTCCTTTACATTCTTAAATCAGTTTAATTTTTAAATCCGCAGTCACTATCTGCGTTGGAATGTGCATTTGTTTATATGCCTTTATGCTCGGCTTTATATTTTAAAATTGTATAAAACAATTTTAATTTCATTTATCTTCCAAATCGTGTAATCTATGATTGATTTCTTTGATTTGCTCTTCAATTACAGGCACTCGTTCTGCAAAGTTGTTATGTTTGCGAACTTCTCTGGTTAATTCTTCTATATGTGCTTCTGTAACTTTTTGAGATGTTTTCATATTAGATTGTATCTTGTTATTACTCGCAAGATTTGTAATAATAACTCCGATTAATGCCAATCCTCCTACAATTAAGGATGAAATAATTCCCTCCATATTTAAATATACCTTTCTGTATTGTGATAAGCTACTGCCTGTATAACTACTGCTATACAGGCAGTTTATTAAGGAGGATGGGGCTTATGCTTATACCCTGAAATCCAACAAGAGAGGTGTTCAAAATAAAAAGTTTCTCTCTATAATTATTATATTACTATTTGTATAAAAAGTCAATACTATTTGTATAAAAAGATTATATATCTATCTTTATTTTTCGATAACCTGATATAGCAGTACGGTGTTTCATTAAGTCTAATCCACAAGCATTACTAAATGATATATACTCATTTGTATAGTGATTTACTTTAGTTTGATATTTCTGTGCCAAAGGCTTATTATCAGCCTTTCTCGCAGATACTTGCCCTATTTTATTTTTACGGATTTGTCTTTCATAGTATCTTTGCATTTGTGTACATTCGTAAATAGTCAAATGTTTTCCGTTAGGTAAAGTATAACCTTTTTCATTGTCATCTAAAATATCTTGTAACTGTTTATCGGTTAATGTAGGAGGTGTAGAGCCTACAACAATTGAGAATGTAAAATGCCTACAATTCCAAGTACCAATAGCTCTTTCAAAGCCTTTAAATTTAATACCGTTTACATCTTCAAAATCTTGACCGTTCTGTAATTTATTAAATTCTTTATTTGTAAATTGATGACCTTGTACAGGAGCGTGGTCAGGTGCAGGGTAAGCGTGTACAGTAATTTCTACACCGTCTGCTCCAAATTGTTTTCCTGCTTCTGACTGTACATCTTGTGATATATTTTTAATATTCTCTGTAATATCATTCTGTAAAACATTATCAACTTTTTGTATTGTCTTATTTGTTACAATGTTAATTCCGCTATTAACTAAATTATTTATTGTGGGCTGTACAATAGTATCAAAATCTAAAGGTGTATTATATGCCTCATAAGATTTATTAAGTATATAATTATAGGTTTCTGTGAAAGACAGAGGTTTATCATCTATAATAAATTTAGGGGACTTTATAAATTTATCAATGATTTTTACAGTATCTTTTAAATACTGTTTAGGTATTTTAGATATAGCTTTATTAGCTTTAAACTTTTTATATTTTACCTTTTTTAATTCGTATAAACTTTTACTATATGAGTAAATATCCTCAGCAATAATATTATACAGATTACTAATTAAAGCAATCTGTATAATAGCTGAGCCTGCTATGTAATCATCAATTATTTTTAAATCTTGTGATTGTTTTTCAGGTGTTATTTTTTTGCCGTGTTTAATATCATCAATACAAGCTAATAAAATAGCGAGAATATATAAATTTATATCTCTTTGACTATTTATTACTTTCATAATTAACTTATCAATAGCATTTTCAGATAACATTATTATTTACCGCCTATAATATTAGATAGATTTTCTTCCATTGACTGTTTATTTTCCTGTGATACATTATTAAGAGCTTCTCTTGCCTGCCTTTCAGTTTCGCCAAAATACCACATACGGGTTTCAAGTTTACTTGCAAGTCCGTTCTGCATAAGTGTAATTCTTTTATTTAACTCAGTTTCAACATCAACAAGAATACTATCATCCCATTCAAATGAAATATCATATTCTCCAGGAGCAGTAACCTCATATAGAGTACAGTAAATATCCATTACATATACAAGGTCTTTTAATGCGTCCTCTAACGCTTTTTGAATTTCAGCATTAGCCGAATAACTACGCTGTTTAAGGATTTTTAATTCTGTTGCTGTTCTTGCCTCTGCGGCTACATCTGATAATGTACCTCGTGATAATGCACATACATCTTCAATTCGCATAAGAATATTATTTAATCCATTGATAAGTGAAGCATCTCTATATGGAGGATTAAATACTTGATATGTTTCTGAATTACCTAAATCTACTCTACGCATAAGTCTTGCCTGTAACATATTAGGTATTTCATATGTATTTTTTTCTTCATCTTCAACTGTATTAAGGGCATCTCTATCAATATCAATAGCTAACTCACCGCCCTGAAATTCCCATAACATTCTTGAATATTGTAAATCAGCTTCTTTTATAAGTTTTACAGCTCTACTGTAGCCACTAACACCTAAAGGACTGTGTGCTTCAATTGTATTTGCTTCGGGCATTTTAAAGTATGCAAATAACAAGCGGTCAACATTTCCAATCTGTGTTACAGGCTGTAAATCTGCCCATTCAGGTACTTCTGTAAGGTTAATCTGTTCGCCTAAATCAGAATCAAAATCTGTTGTAGAGGGCTGTGTACGGTTTTCTTTCTTAAATGCAAGGTTAGTTACAGTTACCATATTATTCTGTAATTTATGATATTCCAATCTTGTATACACTGTACTTTTATCTGTTTTTACCTGTACAAATGCCGCCTCTGTAATTTTACCACTACCGTCAAAAGCAATAGGGAAAAAGTTATCAGCGTGTATATAATCAAATTCAATATCAACATCCTGTCGGATATTATTTTCAGTATCAGTATTTTCTCCGTCAGTAGTAATATCAGAAATAACAATATAAGGTTTAATAACTAAGCCGCCTTTAGCAATACCGTACTCAAGCTGATTTCTAATTTTATTTTTAACTTTAGTATATTGAGTATTTAGATATTCAGCTCTTGCAGTATCACCTAATATAACCTCTTTTGTGATAAATTCAGGCTCATTTGAAATCTGTAAATTACCGTCCTCGTCAACGGTAGGCGGTTCATAATTAGGATTTGCCTCTGTTACTGATTCTGTCGGTGTTGTGATTTCAGACTTCATTTCAATTGTTGCCATTCTTGCTTTTTCACTTGCAATAAATGCAGGAAGTCCTAAAGATGTTACTTTTACAGGGTCAGCTAAAGTAGGTTCTTGTAGCCACGGTGAATTATCTTCATACATAAGTGACCATAATTCAATAGCGTTTGCCATTTTACTTGAAATTATAGGTTCAATATGTAATGTTTTCTGAATAGTATTAACACCTATCATTTTTCTTAACAACTCCTTTAATTTGCTCCAAAGTGAAGAGAACATTATTTACCTCTCCTTTTATAGTATTTTTCCATAGCATATCTAACCGCATCTATAGAATGGTTATCTTCATCAGGATATGCAGAAATAAAATTACCGTCTTTATCCTGTTCATATTCATAATTGATAAACTCATCATAAGTATAAGGGCATTGTCTGCGGTCAATATAGATATGATTTAAACCTTGTAGCCATTTAATGCCGTATCTAACACTATCGGGACCCTTTTCAGCTCCTCTGATAAAAGCTCCATAAGCTCTAAAGTCTGCAACTGATTTTTCTTCCGCACTATCTGCTGTAACTAACTGTTGTTTATCAATTAGTTTTTTATCTTCATAAAGTATATCAAATACTTCTTTATTTCTTGTTTTTACTGTATTATATTCTTTAAATATATATAAATCTAAATGTTTTCTGTCAAAATGACATTTTACAAATCTGAATGGGTCTCGGGCAAATCCCCAGTCAATTCCACAATAGATATGGTCAAAGGTTTCATATAGCGGTTTTGTGATTATTCTATCCCCTGTATGTATTTCTATAATTTGTGACATATCTAAATCAGAAGCATTTTTAAATACATCTCCGCCCGTGCCTGTAGCAATACCTAAATATTCGTGATTATAAGCAGTTTCGTTAATAGATTTTAATTCCTCTGCCTCTTCAATAAACTGTTCTCCAAGCCATTCAACAGGAACATCAAGATATGTATTTCTAACAACTAATGTATTTCGTTTTACTCTGCCGTCTGTTTCTGCACGGTCTGCGTACTCATTTGCCCAGTTATTACGGCTAATAGGGGGGTTGAATGTACGAAAATCCCAAAACATATTACCGCCACGCATTGTAGACTGTAAAACTTTTCTGAGTGTTGCCTCTCCTGCGTACTGGTCAAGTTCCTCCCACCAAGTAATAGCTATATATCCAAATGGTAATTTAATAGATTTAACCTTGTTAGGGTCATCCATACCCATAAAAATAATCTGTTGTCCTGTAGGTTTAAATATAATAGGATTTGAGTATGACTTCGGTATTATAAAATAATCTTGTAAATTTAAAGTATATATAGCCCATTCAATCTGTGACCTTGTAGATTTTTGAATTGTATTACCTACTTGTCTGAATACTACTGCGTGGGCATCGTTAAAGTTTATAATTAGTAATATAATCATAAGACCTACAAAAGATGATTTTGTGCTACCTCGTCCGCCTGCAAGTGTATAGTGTGTATGCTTATGCTGAAATATATCTTTATATACAGATTTAAACCTTGATATAGCTATATCAGCTACATTTATATTCAAGTTCAAGCATTTATCCTCCTTTTAGGATTGCCCGACTGCATTTTAACAATCGGGCAATATAAAATATTAGTATTTAAGATATTTACTATCTATAAATATAATACTGTTATCTTTTGGCGTATTATCCGAGTGCTTTTTTAGCATTTGCAATTTTCTTATCTTTAGCCCAATTGCAATCATTGATAAGATGATAGATAACATTGATTAATTTTTCATCTACAACGCCGTTAGCCGTGATATTACCTGCTCTCTGTGCCTCTTTGACCGCCTTTAAAGTGCCGTCACCGAAACCGTTTGAGTTATCAACCTTTGTCTTGATGATACCCATATTATATAAAGTAATCAACTGCTTTTTAAATGCAAGTGTAGCCATATTGTGTGAGCCGTATTTAATCATTTCTTCCTTCACTCCTGAATTTGATTTTTTAACGATATTTTTGTTGATAATAACATCCGTGTCAACATTACCGCTGATACCGCTGATTCTGCCATTATCAGCATTCTGCCATATATCACAAGACTTTGACGGATTAGATGACCACTGTGCAAGCCAAATACTGTACTTGTTCCTGAGCCTCTCATAATCAATATAATTGTTGAGCCAGTTAAGATTGCTGTACACACCTGCACGATATCCACCTGATTTGATAGCTTCGCAAAATGCAATAGCAATATTTGTCAGAGCAGACATACCGAGCCTTGTCTGACCGCTCTCCTCGAGGTCATAATATACAGGTAATTCAAGCGTTTTACCTTTAATGCACGCAAGGCATACCTTAGCCTCCTGCTTTGCTTCTGCAACAGAATAAGCATATGAGTACCAGTACACACCGACTGCAAGACCTGCCTTTTTAGCGTTCTTGTAATGTGTTTCAAACTCAGAGTCTTTCTGATAGGTTTCTTTACCGAATCCTGCACGGATAATTACGGCGTCAATACCACTGTTCTTGACTTTGTTGTAGTCAACTCCCGTCTGACAGTAGCTGACATCAATAGCAGTAACTTTCATTGTTATTCCTCTACTTTCTCATAAGTTTTACTAAAAATATCGGGTTTACAAGGATATTTTGCCATAATAAAATCACTTGCCTTTCTTACTTTTGTTATACTGACTTGTTGAAATTCCGAGAAGTACACCTAAAAATGTACTGATAGCTGTAATAGTACCGATTACCTGCTCAGCGTATGGAAATCCCCAAATACCTGATAATGTGAAATAAAGTGTACCAATTGCAGGAAGTGCAATCATTGTTACCCATTTCAATACTGTATATACTTTATCATTGATTTTCATAATTTATTCACCTCTTTTCATTCTATAATAGGTTCATCAACGGTTGGATTATCACCCCACACAGCCATAACAGCGTTGTAGTATTCATCGGGGAGCAAATTGCGAATAAGTTGTCTGCCACTCTCAGAGTTCATATATGCGTTGCGGATGTTTCCGCCTACCTGCATTTCTTCACCGTTAAAGGTCAAAAACTGCTGTCTGAGTACCGAAACGCTGTCCTTTGTGAGCATATCAAGTGTGATTTTTTCTTTAAGTTCCATTTTTCATACCTCCGTTATT